ACTGGATGTCCGAGTAGTCGTGGCATTCCTCGATCGTCATCTTGTATCCGGCCTTCTTGAAGACGGCAGATAGCTCAGCCGGCGTCTCAGCTTGGGTTTCCATGATTTTGAAAGCTCCCATGAGGCAGGCGAGGTTGTTGATGATGGTCGTGATGGTGGAGCCAGAGTAGAGTCTTGGGGCATCTTTTCCAGTCAGAGGGTCTACTGGCTGGAGGACTAGCGAATTGGGATGGTAATCAAACTTATCCCTCATCTCGTGGTTGGTAGCACCCCCGCGAAAAATCAACTCGATTGGGAGCTGACATTGATCAACGAGGACTTGCATGTCGTCTTGCGCAATTTCTGGTGTAATTTGGACTAACGCCCGGAAAATGGCTTCGGTGTGTGAAGCGTCACAACCGGAGATGTCCAGGTTGTAAGTTTTCACGGAACCGTCTTCGTTTCGAATGGAAAGACAGCTGTCGTCAGAGAAAAAGACGAAGTAATATTTAATCCCTTTCGGAGGTGAAATAAGATTCTTGAAAATCGCTCTGAGCTCGGTGGTGGTAGGCGCCTTACAGAAATGAGTTAACATATTCCCGTAGTGTAAATCTTCGGCGGCCATGGCTCTTTTCAGGAGGTCGGTAACCCTGAAGCCTTGTAAGGATGCGGCGACACCGAGGTCACCGATCATCCGGGGTACTTTTCCGAATTTGGCAAATTCGTTTTTCTTCATTTTATACAGGACCTTGCGTAACCAAAGTCGCGAGAAGAGAGTACCATCTCTATATGAGCGTCCGTTTCCGGCCACTAGCTCCTCGTATGCCTGTATGCGCAAATCGCGCTTGGGGTGAGGGTCATCATAGTGTTGACGACACTCTTCCTCGGCACCTTGCCACTCATTGAAGTAGGGCGTAAAGATGCTTTGGATCGCTTCGAACATGGAGGAGTGTTCCTCAACAAATTCTTTCTGGTTGGTAATGTAGTCCAATTCTTCCTCGAAAGTCCCTCTGCATTTTAGCAATCTGGCCATTGCCTTGGCGACGTTGGCGTCGGAGTCGGCGTAGATGATCCCAGAGTGTGAGATGCCAGATGCTTTGGTGCGGAAGGTCTTGTCGATTTTGTCATGGACGGTGCTTTCGGGTGGGATAACTTTTCCC